GTTTACGATGTAAACATTCCCGCCGGCCTCGCGTCTTCCCACGGGGAAGGTCCCTCTGGGAAAGTGTGACTGGGTGGTCACCATACCCCCTCCCCCCCGCCGGCTGACCGTATGGGTACCCCCCCCTTTTTATACAAAAAAAATACCCAGCCCTGGACCCCTAAATCCAGGTGGACACTACTTTCCAGAGCGATTACGCGGTATTGCCCACTAAGGACCGCTCCCGCCCACGCTAAGCGGTCACTACTTTCCAGATTAATTCCAGCACCTTGCAGCGTTTTTGCCCCACAAAGCCCGGATGGTTTAACAACACTTTTTACCTTTTTTTAAAACCCTTATTTCTTAAATAAAGAGGTAAATGGTATTAATAGGGCACTAAGCCGAAATCATTGAGGAAAGTTGAGACCACAAAAAGCCCACCCAGACCGGGTAAATTATGCACCCACTTAAAAAAGCACCCACATGACCCTTCGTGCCCCTACTCATTTTATACGCAGGCTCGTAATTTACGCGGTCTGGGTGGGCTCCATGGGCAAATAAACAGCATTCTCCAAGTACCTGTAATCACGTAAAACCAAATCCTCAAATTTGACACGTTTCGAGCCCCCGTGATACGGGCTTATCTATGGCAAAAAAGGCGAACCTGGAGGCGTTGGCCCTGGTCTTTGCTGACGAGGCGTTGGCCCGGATGGTGGAGATTATGCAGAACTCGGACTCTGATGCCACGGCGCTCAGGGCCGCTGAGCACATCATCAAGTATGCATTTCCCCCATTGTCGGCGGCTGTCCCCAAGGAAGACTTTGCGAACCTCAGTCCTCAGGAGCGCATCAAGGCGCTGCAAGACGCCTTGTCTGAGGAGCTTGAGAGTATCGAGATGACGCCGCAACCATCGAATCATGGACGCGCTTAGCTACGCACTGCGCAAGAAGCGCAAGCCGACCGTATCTGTCTATGAGGGTCTGCTGAAGAATGATGAGGTTCTCTGCCGCAGGCACTTCCCGCCAATCAGCCATTGGTGGAAGAAGACGCTGAAGAGTTTCTACGAGAATCCCCGGCAGCGCCTAGTGGTGAGGGTGGGTAGACGTGGGGGCAAGTCGTCTACCCTCTGCCGGGTCATTGCGGCGGAGCTGATGTATGGAGATCATCATATCACCCCCGGCGACATTGGCGTCTTCGCGTGCATCTCGGTCAAGAAGGGGGAGGCGCGCGAGAGGCTGCACACCATCAAGTCAATCCTCGCTGCGCTGAAAGTTGACCACGCCCACCGTGGCGACGAGATTCGGATTAAGAACCGGCCGCTCGCTGCGAGAGTCTACGCAGCCTCATTCCGCACGGCGGTGGGGATGACGTGCGTGGGAATCGTCTGTGACGAGGTAGCCCGCTGGCGCGATGAGGATACCGGCGCCAATCCGGCAAAGGAAGTGCTCGCCAGCGTCCGACCATCGTTGGCGACGATGATTAATAGCCACGAATTTCTCTCATCTAGCCCGTGGAGTACGCTGGACGCTCACTATGAGGCCTATGAACTTGGCAACACTGCTGAGCAATTGACGGCTCATGCGCCCACCTGGGTGGCTAATCCGACAATTAGCCAAGCTCGCTGCGAGCAGCTCGAGCCGGATGAGCTTACCCGCGAGAGGGAGTACGGGGCAATCCCCATGAAAGCCGGGCTGAGTTCCTTCTTCGACGGGTACGCGATAGAAGACACCATTGACCAAGGCTTGCACTGCCCGCTGCCACCAGAGACGCACCAGAAGCTTACAGCCGGCGCCGACTTTGGCTTTAAGCGCGACAGCTCGGCCATCGCCGTGGTGGCCAAGGACTCAGATGGCCTCATGCACAAGCTAATTGACTACATGGAGCTGAAGCCCTCGGTAGGCGAGCCCCTCAAACCAAGTGAAACCGTCGCAGCCTTCGCCTCCGTGCTCAAGCGTAATTACCTGAAAAGCGTCATGGCGGATCATCACTACCGCGAAGCCGTCAGCGAGTACTTGGCCAAGAACAAAATGGGCCTCATCTCCGCGCCTGGCGGCGCACTTGGCAACATGAAGGTGTACGTGAACGCCCGGTCGCTCATCCACCAGGGAAGGGTGCGTATCCCTGACCATGCCCAGCTCAGGCGAGACTTGCTTGAGGTGCAGCATAGGCCTACGCCAAATGGAGGCTTGCGGATTATCTTGCCCAGGCGTACAGGTGGAGGGCACGCTGACCTAGTCAGCGCGTTTGTGCTGGCGCTCTACCAGCGCGGCGGGGCGATGGTGCCCGAGGACACGATTCTGCCTAATGGCTGGACGCGGCAGGAGCTAACTACCTGCGAAGATTTAGCCCGTGAACTCAAAGGAGAAGACGGGGTACAATACACGGAGAAGGAATGGATAACGTAACTACTCAGATTGCGCATCTCATCGACGAGGTCTCGTCTCGCGGCGTCAAGCACATCCGCATCAAAGGCTTTTGTGGCCTCGAGGAGATTGAGCTGACGCTCGCGGCGACGCCGGCACGGGTAGTGGATACGCCATTCGCGGAGGATGAGCGCGACAACTTTGAAGATATCCAGTATGCCGCAAGTGGCGTGGTACCGATGAACATCAAGGAGATGTATAAGTGAAGATTAAGAACGTGATGTTTATCCAATTTGCGCCAAATACCATCTATGGCGCCACCGGTTCGCGCAATGTGCGTGAAATTGATGCTCAGCGCCACAATGCCGAGATGGTATATAAAGACGGTCTTTTGCATGTAAAAACGGAAGATGGCGAGGCTTTTTACGGCCATGGCGTCATCTCTCGCATGGTACCTTACCCGCAGCCTGAAAAGCGTCGCGGTCGGCCGCCCAAGGTCAAGGAAGCAGCTAATGATTGAGTATGGCCAAGACAGATGGTGGTGGCTTTCGGACGAAGACGACTCGGCTGACAAGCTGTTTACAGAGGTCGACCGTATCAGCGAGGACACGGTCAACCGGGCGCAGGCTGTCATCGAGGCCTCGGCGCTGTATGGCGATCTGGCATACCTCCCTGGCTACACGGGTGTGGATCGCGTCCTTCCTGTCTCACGAAGAATTAGCCATAACGTCATCGCCACGGCTACGGATGCTCTTGTTGCAGAAGTTACCCAAACAAAGCCCCGCCCCATGGCTGTCACTATCGGCGGCGATTACACAGACCATGTCAGAGCGCGAAAGCTCACCGAGTACTGGGATGCGAAGTTTGAAGAAACGAATGTCTATGAGCTTGGACGCCAAGCTGTGCGTGACGCTATTATTTCAGGTCTTGGTATTCTGCGCGCTTATCGGGCTCGGCCTGGCAGCAAGTCTGATCGAGTCCTGGTAGAGCGCATATGGCCCGGCTCTTTCGTCATTGACGACCGCGGGGCTATCGATGTCATACCGCGCGCCTGTTACATCCGGCGCCAGATTGATAGAAGCTATCTGGAGAATCTTTATCCGGAAAAGTTGCAGGACATCCAGCAGGCCCGTCATCCTGAAGAGAAGTATTGGTTCACAAACGCTATGCGCGATGACTTGGTGGAGGTCATCGAGGGATGGCACTTGCCATCCGGGCCAGACGGCAAAGACGGCAAGCACATGCTCGCCGTGAGCACGACGCCTCTATTTGAAGAAGAGTATGATGATGATGAGTTTCCTCTTTCCTTCGTGAGGCCGGTTCCTCCGCAGCGGGGATTCTGGGGAGAGAGCATCGTCAAGCGCGCCGCTACAGCGCAGTTTGAGCTGAACAAGCTACTTCGCCGCATTCAAGAGTCGATGCACCTTCACGCGGTGCCGCGTGTTTTCGTAAACCGTGGTGCTGGTATAGTAAAGCCGCATTTTACAAACGACATTGGCATTCTCATCGAATATGACGGACAGCCTCCTGTCTACATGACGCCTAACTCCATGGGCGCCGATGTCTACGCGCACATCGATAGGCTAGAGAATTGGATATATAAAGAGATGGGGATTTCGCAGCTCTCCGCCTCTTCTCTCAAGCCGGCCGGCTTGGATTCGGGCCGCGCCTTGAGGGTTTACAATGACACGCAGAGCCGTAGGTTCATCAACCTAGAGCGCAGTTATGAGCAGATGCACTGCACACTGGCAAAGCACATCACCGCCCTCGATCGCGCCATCTCCGAAGAGAATCCGGAGCACGAAGTCGTCTATGAGTCGCGAGGTCAAAAGATGGTCATTCCGTTTAGAGAGATTGACCTCAAAAAGGGCATCATGCGAACGCAAGTGGCGCCGACTTCGGCTCTTCCGACTAGCCCTGCTGCGAAGCTCCAAGACCTCCAAGAGATGGTCGCTGCTGGTACAATCGACCAAGAGACCTTCCTAACGCTTGCCGACGTGCCCGACTTTGAATCCATCCGCGCAACAGTCGTAGCGCCGCTCGAGTTACTAGAGAAACGCTTTGATGAGATGTTGGAGACTGGCAAATATACGGTGCCAGAGCCTTATATGGATCTAGCAAGAGGCATGAAGTTATGCGCGCTATACATCCAGAAAGCAGAGGTCAAAGGGGCAAGCGATGACCGCGTGGAGCTTTTGAGGCAATGGCTCGGAGACGCAAAGAGCTTAATTGAGGGTGTCATGCAGCAAGCTCAGATAGCGCAGCAAGAGCGCGCGGCAGAAATGACTCAGCCGCCTGGTGTGCCTGGTGCTGCCCCCCCGGTAGCAGGCTCACCAGCGGCTGTTCTTCCTGGTAGTGAAGAACCCATGCCTGGCACTGAGCCCGGCGTCGGCGTAGGGAGTATGGTGCAGTAATGGGAATCCGCCTTGGTGTAGGTCTTAGTCGCAACCGGGCCTCCGTGGGAGGAGGCGGTCCTCCGCCAGCTTGGAGCAACGCGAAAAGCTTTCAGGTTGATGGCATCGACGAGGAAGCCGTAGGCCCAGACCATGGAGATTTCGACTTTGATATCGGTTCGCCGTTTACGCTCTCTGCGTGGGTGCGTTGTGACCGCGCTGGGAATCACACGATAGCCGGCAAACGTTTCCCGCCGCCGACCTACCGCGGATATTGGTTTGGCATCTACTTGGGTGTGCCGTGGGTCCAGTTCTTTAACAACCTCGCTGGGTTTGTGTACGGCGACATGAACAGCTCCAAATGGATCGCAATGGGCCGCTGGGTACACATGTGTTTCACCTGGGACGGCAACGCGACCGGCGACATGAACGGGCTAAAAATCTACATCGACGGCGTGCAGGATATGGCCACGGTCATCAACGCAAACGGTCTCGCATCGAACACGTTCAATGCAGCTGGCGAAGCATTCAGGCTAGCGGCGCTTTCATCTCCCGGTTATTTTTTGCAGGGTGGTCTCGATGAGGTTTCGGTATTTTCGCGAGAGGTGTCCGCCGTCGATGTAGCTAATGAACTTTACAATTTAGGCAATCCTAAAGACATAAGTGCCCAGGCGAATCTGGTCTCGTGGTGGCGGCTTGGCGACGCGGCTGGTGACAGCACCGATCCTGCATCGCCGTTGATTGTTGACGTTGTCGGCGGCCATGACCTAACGCCGCAAAACACAGAAGCTATCGATCTTGTAACGAAGGTGGCAAACGGTTGGTGGAATCTGACAAGCATGCAGTTCGATGGCGTCAGCAGCTATATCAGCATCGGGCCTGTGGCGAGCCCACCGACGCTAGAATCCGGCGACCCTTGGTCCATTTCGGCCTGGTTCAATTCGAGCACCGCGGCGGTACAGTGTATTTTTGGGCGAGCTGATTCTTTCAGTCCGTATCGCGGATGGACTCTCACGCTCGAGCCGGGCGGCGAGTTGTTCTTCGCCGTGATCCACGATTCGACAGCCGCCGACTGGCTAGGCTCGATCACAAATAGTTCAGGTTGGAACGACGGAAATTGGCATCATGTCGTTGCGAGCTATGACGGGAGCCGTGCCGCCGCTGGTATTTCCATGGTGATCGATGGCGTGGCCCAGGCGATGACGACGGGCCCCGACACGCTTGGAACCGGAACGATCATCGTGCCGTGGATTAGCATGACGGCTGGAATCCGCTACGCTGCGGCGGGCTCGTTTATTCCGTTCGCTGGAAGGCTTGAAGAAATCAGCTTGTGGGACAAAGAGCTGTCTACCGCTGAAGCGCAGGAGCTATACGGCGCGGGCACGCCTCCGGATGTTGCCACACATAGCGCCTATGGAAATGCGTTTGCTTGGTGGCGGATGGGCGATGACCCTGGTGACAGTGCAGAAAATATTAATGGATCGATTGTTGACGTGACCGGCAACGGGTACCCGATGCAAACCATCAACACTATCGAGGGTTACCTCGCTCCGGATGTGCCATGATTATCAGATATTGCGTAGTTCCCAATCCTCCAACGCCTGAACAGTTCGCGGCGGCTATTGAGTCAACCGACACTGCGCGACGCAGCGTTGACGGTTCCCAGTGTGTGCTCAAGTGGCAGGGCGACACGCCTGGCCCATTTGTTGGATTGGATGTCATGTCGCACACGGAAGCGCTGGCCCTCATGGCCACGGCCATGTGGTCACCCCCTTGGCCGCCAGAGGAAGAGGAAGAGCCAGAGACGGAAGTCATTGACTTGACCACGCTCACCACCTCAGAGCTGAAGGCCATGGCCAAAGAAGAGGGAATAAGAGGTTACTCGAGCATGCGGAAAGCTGAGCTAATCGAGGCACTCGCAGACGAAGAGGAGGAATAATGGATGCAACGACAGTAGAAGAGACACAGGTAGAGGTGGGCTCAGCGCCCGAGCCCACGCGCGTCGAGAAGGCGGCCGAAGCCCTGGAGATGGCAGAGGCCACAGAGGCCACAGAGGCCACAGAGGCCACAGAGGCCACAGAAGCGGAGCCAGAGGCCGCAGAGGCGGAGCCAGAGGCCGCAGAAGCCGCAGAGGCGGAGGCCGCAGAGGCGGAGCCGGAGGCCATCAACATTGGCCACGAATATAAAACGCTTCGTCGTCGTCAGCGCCAACAGAAGCGTCGAGAGGAGTCGCTCAACGCGCGAGAGGCTGAACTCGAGGCGAAGATGGTTGAGGTCCAAGAGCAAACCAATCTCATAAATCTAATCAAAGATGACCCAAGCGAAGCCTTGCGCGAGTTCACGAGTCGCGCCGGGACGAGCGAAGATGAGTTCTATGAGCAGATGACGCTTCAGCGCCTTGGCGGGGAGCTGGATGAAGAGGACGGAGGCGCAGGCTGGAGGAATGAAATCAAGCAGTTGCGAGAAGAACTCAGGCAGCGCGATGTCCGGCAAGAAGAGGCCGCCAGGGAGCATCAAGAGCGGGTGTCGCAGGCCCGCACAGAGCGCGCTGTTGATGGCCTTGTGGGTGAGATTTGCGGCATTCCGGCAGACCCCGAGCTAGCCTCTCGCTGGAGCAATCTGGCCAATCTTCGGCCTGACATTCTCAAGGCCCGTGCGAGGTACGCGGTATACTGGGCAATTGAGAATTCACCCCAAACCTCCCGCGAGAGCTTGGTCGACGCTCTTGACGAAGTCATCGGAGAGGAGTACAAATTTACATTGGATCGGCTTAGTGCCCCCAATCAGGATCAGAGAACTCCTGAAATAAACTCTGAGGGTCAAGGTGTCCCTGGATTTGAAAAACCTGCTGCGAAACCACAAGCGCTGACACTCACGAACAATGATGCTGCTGTAACGAGCCGTCGTGGAAGAACGATGACTCAAAGCGAGAGATTGCAAGCAGCGGCAAACGCTTTGCCTGATTTCAAGGCATTAGTTGGTAACTAGGTTTTTTCAAATTCAGAGGTAAAAAATGGCTCAATTAGATGTCACGAGCTTCGCCGCAGCGCTGAAGCTTCTCTATCCCCGTGGACTCGCGGAGATTCTTTATCCCAAGTGCCCGCTCCTCGGCTGGCTCCCCAAGAAGACTGACTTCTACGGTGAAGCTGCCGTCATCACCCCGATGACCAGCGGCGTGCGCGGTAGCACTACGTTCACCAACGCGGTGAATAACCAGGGTGTTCCCACGCTTAATCGCTTCCTCGTCACTCGAGTGAAGGATTATGCTTTGGCAAGCATCGACGCCGAAGCGTTGATGGCTTCTGCTAACGACAAGGGCGCGATTGCCAAGGGTCTTGACACCCAAATCCGCTCAGCGCTTTACGAGCTTGGTCGCTCAGCGGCTTATCAGCTTTACAGCGATGGCACGGGTCTGCGCGGCACCGTGAACACCTACGTCGGTGGTACGAACGTCTTCACTCTCACAGCCGTGGAAAACATCGTACGCTTTGAGGTGGGGATGAACATCCAGGCGGCATTGACCGGTGCTGTCCCAGCAGTCGCGTCAACCGAGTGTGTCATTACCGCAATCAACCGCCGCACTGGCGAAATTACGGCTGCGGGCATTGGTAACGCTTTCCCGCTCGACAACGCCGCCAACTTCGGCGCTGGTTTTGTCGGCGGCGGCGCTGGCGTTGGTGGCGACATCTTCCGAGCTGGAGACGGCGGCAACTGCGCAGCAGGTGTTGCCGGATGGGTTCCGCCCAATGACCCCGGTGTCGGTGGCACCCCAGCCGCCCTCTTCGGTGTTACTCGCACAACGGACCCGACCCGGCTCGCCGGTATTCGGATCGCTGGCGGAGGTGGCGTGATGGAAGAGGTTGTATTCGATGCTGTAGCGGAAGCTCACATCAATGGCGCCCAGCCTGACACTCTCTTCATGAACTCGCGCAAGTTTGCCGAGCTTCAGAAGAGTGCGTATGCCAAGACCTGGATGACGGTCAACACCGACATCCCCGGCATTGGTTACAAGGCACTGTCGTTCCCCACTGACTACGGTGACATTAAGGTGCTCAGTGATCCTAACTGCCCGGTGAGCAAGGGCTACCTGCTTGCACGTGACAGCTGGGAGCTGAAGAGCCTCGGTGAATTCCCGCACTTCGCAACGGATGAGGGTCTGAAGTACATGCGCCTCGCCACGAGCGACGCCATCGAGTTCCGTATCCGCGGATTCTGGAACCTCATGTGCGACAAACCTGGACATAACGCTGTAATCACTTGGTAGGAGGTGCATCATGGCACGATACGGCTTATATGACCCAGCTACATACGAACGCAATGTAACACTGGCGACTGTCAATCTGTCGCTGGCGCAGACAGGACCAGTAGGATCCGTGTTGCAAGACACCGGTCAGATTGTCGAGAGTGTTGCCGGCGCCGGGGATGCGTGGACCGTTACATTAAAAAACACCTACAAGTCCATCGATGTTCATATTGTATGTGGCACCAGCACTTCACCTGTTCCGGCAGCTCAGAATTTGATCATTGAACTTACTGGTGCGTCGGGCAGCACCATCACGTTCAAGCTGTTTGATTTGGACGTCGCTGGCGGAGGCGCTGGCGCCGGCTACGTTTACGGCGATGTTGCTGCGTACCTCTCACTCAGACTGGCATCTTAATCATGAACCTCGGAGCACTTCTAAAAGACAAGCTTGGCGAAGACAGGCATGAAGAGGAAGAGCACGAGGAGTCTGGCTCGAGCGCATTCGATACGTTGTTCGATGCGCTCAAGTCAGACGACCGTGAGGGTGCCAAAGCTGCGTTTGACCACGCGGTATACGAGCACATGATGGAGATGGACGATGAGGACGATGAGGAAGACGTAGAAGGCGACAAGGGCGGAATTCTCATCGCCATGGGGCCTAAAAAAGAGATGCATTCTGACAGAAAGAAGAAGAGTGCGTACGGCAGCCCAATCACTGAGCAAGAGCGCAAAGGTGGCAGCCCAATCACTGAGCAAGAGCGCAAAGAAGCAGAGCGCATGTACCAGAGACTCTCTCGCCGAGAGCGCGGAAGGTACACTGGTTCAGCGATAACCCCTTCGGAGCGGAAGCTTGGAGGAATGAAATTCAGAAAGTAGGTAAGCCATGGCCGCACCGCAGACACTTGACGATATGCGGACAAGGGTCCGCGAGTTGGCCAATATGGAAACTCAGGCGGCGTCCGGGTTCGTCACCGACGACGAGCTTAGGCGTCGTTTGAATGAAGCCCTCAAGGGTGTGTATGACTTGCTCATAGAGGCGCGGGGCCAAGAGTATTACATCGTCAGCACGGCTATCCCGCTTGCCTCAGGGACGGCTTCATACGCGCTACCTGCCGACTTCTACCAAGGCGCTGGCATAGTCGTCTCCGATGGCAGCAACTATCATCAGATGGCTACGTGGGAAATGCAGGAGCTTGCAACACTGTACACCATCACTGCCCAGACAAGCGGCTCAATCTATAATCTTCGTTATCGATACCAAGGCAGCAACGTGGTCTTCTACCCGATCCCCGGCGCCGCGTGGACGGTTGGTCTTCACTACATTCCAGCGATGACTGAGTTGGTCTTGGGCGCCGACACCTTTGACGGGGTGAACGGATGGGAGCAGTGGGCTGTCTTGACGGCGGCGATTGACATCCTCAACAAAGAGGAAAGCGACACCTCGGCTCTGATGGTAGAGCGCTCCATGGTAGAGGCGCGCATCCGCAAGCTAGCGGGAAGCAAGGACGCTGGCAGAGCGTCGCGCATCACGGACGTAAGGGGCGATTGGGCTCCCTGGCTCGGGCTTAGCAATTGGAATGCGTAAATGGCTGCCGTCAAGAAAGCCGCCCCTCTTCCTCATCAGGAGGATTACGCATCTCAGCGTGTAGCTGACACCGTAAAAGAAAATGCCCGGCCTGGTGATGCGGGGGTCTTCGATGGCGCGAAGCTGCACTCTGTAGTGATAACCGGCGCGGTGTCCAAAGACTTGATCCATAAGCTTGGGAAGAAGCCAACTGGGTTCTTCGTTGCTGACACCGATCAGTTTGTATTGGTGCGGCGCGTCTCTTCGGACGCCACGATTATCAGGCTTGACTATTCGGGCCCATGCAATGCAAAGGTGGTGGTTTTCTAATGCCTCTTCAGAAGGGCAAAATTGACATTCTCTTCCGCTCCGGAATGGCGGGTGACACGGATGAGAGGGTGGTCCCAGTGGGAGCATTCCTCGACATTAAGAATGCCTATGTAGACAAGAAGGGGGCCCTCTCTAAGCGCAACGGCTTTCAGCTTGTCAGCGTCCTGAAGTTTGATGCCGCGCGGATAGATAGTGCTCGAGGCCTTTTCTCCGTTGGCGATGAGCTTTGTATCCCCGGCGACCGGCGTCTGTACGCTCGAGACGACGTCAGCGGCAAGTGGAATGACCGTGGAACTATCTCGCCAATGATGGGATCAACTGAGAGGTATTTTTCGGAGTCTTCTAAAATATCTGCCGCGCACACTGACTGTTCTGCTGCCGATGGCTACCGCGCATACGTGACATCTTATTTAACGTCAGACATAACCGGCATCGCTGGAGCCACTGCAAAGGTCGATGTACGAATTGACTCAGATGACGGCAATGTCGTGGTAGAGAGGACGAATATCAGGGCTGTGGCCGGGTATCCGTGGGATGCTACCGGAAGCGGCTACTCCTGCAAGGCGTCTTTTTGCGATAGCGGCCTTTTGGTGGCTCTATTCGATAGCGCGACCGGGTATGACGTCTACAAGTTTGACACCTCCAACCTTCCGTCATCATCATCTTTCACGGCCGTCCCCACTGCGTCTATAGGCTTCCAGCCTGCTAGCTACCGCGTGCGGCCAGATATATGCGGTCACAAGGGTGCGTCAGTAAACGGGCAGTGGTCTATAAGGTATATAGCAGCTGGAACTTTTGACTTTGTTGTCGAGCGGTATGACGCGGCGTTTCCGGCTCCCGCTCTACAGTCCACGGCGACTTACCAGGGCGCGGGGCTTGGTCGCACGTATGTTGACGGGTCAATCTCTGACGATCCGATCAATGACAGGACGCTTGTCATCCTAGTGTGGTTCGAGGGCCTTGAGCCGGGCCCGATCTATGTAGATCTGAGTTCTATCGATAATGTGACAGGCGCCGTGCTATGGCAGACCACCATCGACACCCTTACGCCTGGAGAGGAGGTCGTATGGGAAGCCGCCGATCTAGTGTCGCCCGACGCCCTTGGCGTCTCTCGAGGGGCGCACGAGAATGGGGACGAGATTGTTGCTGGCGTTTTTAGCATTTGCAAAAGCGGCTCATCGGTAGACTTGACGGATGGCATGGGCGATACAGCATGGTCATCGACCCAACATTTGTGGGACGGCGCCGAGCCAAGCGCCCCGCTGGTAATTGGGTATCCCGCATACTTTGGACACCCTAATTACGCGGTGCGCTCTGTTGGAGGAAACCATCTCAACCCAGTCGCACCATGGACAAACTCTAGGTTCACAAACCTAAAGTGGATGTCGGTTCGCTATGCAGCGGTCGATGCTACCACGGGGGGGATTGTCAACTACGTCGCCACAAGAGAAGTGAAAAATGCAGCGCTTGTCTCGAAGCCTTTCTATAATGGCAGAAACATATACGCCTGGGCAAAGACAAATCTAAACATCGGGTTTGGTTACGAGACGTCTTTTTGCCTGGACATGCGACTTGATGCTGCTGACCCACCCTTCGGGGGCGCCGCTTTGCAGCCTCCATATGTTGTAGCCGTCAAGGACGTCGGGACAGCTGTAACCACGGCCCAAGGGTCCGGGAATGATTCTCCTTCGCCTGGTCGACATTCTAAAGGTGCGGCGCAGTCTGTGGACAGGGATTCGCTCAACAGGGCAGTGGTCGCCCATCGGGTGTCCACCAGCGCTCTGACATATAGGCACGGAGAGCTGCTTGGCGTTACCCCCCTTGGCAACGTTAACCCCGCATGTATCGCAACGTCCCTAACCTTTGGTCCTCCGGTATCAGTCGCCACTCTTGAGGATGGGGCGACTGTATTAGGTGGCGCCGCGGTTAGTTGGTACGACACTGCGCGCTGTACGGAGCTGGGATTTGTCGCGCCTCCAGTGTTTGATCATTTCTGGTCCAATTGCGCATCTTCCTCAAACACATTTACGGGAGCCTTCCCTATCCGCGACTGGTCATTTGTTCGCTCAGTTCTTCCCGTTGATACGCTAACCAACACACCTACGCCTACGCTGACATTCACCTATCAGGCTATGTGGAAATCGCCTGACGCAAAAGGCTACCTTCACCGCTCGCTAATCTCTCCTCCTTACGAGGCGCCTGAAGTTGATCCGTCCGTATCCCCGTGGCCACCAACTGCGCCAGATTACTTTGTGGGACCCGCCGCACCCAACCAAGCGCTTGACATAAACGTAACATTCTTGAAAACGCTACCGGCCACGAACAGATTCGCAGAATTCTTTTCGACGGTAAGCCACGCGGGAAGTGCGAGGGTATTCAGAGACTTTAAAAACAACGGCCTCTTTCAAGAAGTTAATTCTGAAGAAGAGCAGGTCTTCAATTCAGCTGACAGGTGGTATCGATCATTTATCGATCATGGGCAAGACTTGACGGTTGCTGACACGAGCTTACCAGTCAACACCGACAAATTAACTGATGCCGGCGGCGAGATTCTCTATACAATTAGCGGAGAGATTGAGGCAGTTATACCCGAGGGAGCCAGACTTGCGGCATACGCCAATGACCGTATTTGGCTAGCGGGATTCTATCGAGCCGAGCGCCTGGCGTACTCGAAGAAGATTACCCCAGAGGGCGCGAATATGCAGAAGATTGCCCCGGAGTTCAATGAGGGCTTTGTCCTCATTGCTCCAGCGGGGGCAGCCATTACGGCTCTATCTGCGATGGATGACAAGGTTGTCGCGTTCACTAAAGATAGAGTCTATGTAGTCGCTGGGGACGGCCCAGATGCCACGGGGCAGAACAATACATTTTCCGCGCTGACGCTTGTCTCCTCTGATTCTGGGTGCATCGAATCACGTAGCACGGTGTCATTCCCTGGCGGCGTAATGTTTCAAGGAGACAGCGGAATACAGCTTTTGACGAGAGGCCTATCCATCCAGTTTGTGGGTCAGCCTATTCGAGACATCACCAAGCAGTATCCGGTCATCACGTCGGCGGTGAATGTGCCTGAAAAAACTCAAGTGCGCTTTACTGCAACGACGACAGACGGCACAAGCGGCGTGGTCATCGTATACGACCACAGGGTGGATCAATGGATGTATTGGTCGGTCGAGTCTGTTGCCGTGGCAGGCATCCCGTTCGTGGGCGCCGCGATGCACAAGGGGGAATATTACGCTGTCCAGTCAGACGGCACCCTTTGGAAGGAAGACACCGCCACGTGGAAAGACGAAGTCGACAATATCTACTACCAGATGAATGTGAAGACCGCGTGGCTGCAAGCCGCTCAGCAGAGCGGTTGGCAGAGGGTCTACCGAGCAACTGCGCTCTGCGAGAACAAGGCTCTGATGAATTTGCAGATGAACGTACTCAACGATTTCGATTCTGCGACGTCGCAAATCGCGTCTTGGGATGACACGGTCATCGCTACGTTTCCAGAGCTGCCGCGAATGCAGCCGATGATTCATATTAAAAGGCAGCAGTGCCAAGCTATTCAATTGGAGATTTCAGATCGTACACCTACGGCCGGCGCGGGCGCGACCACTGGGGAGGGCTTTACCATTGCGGGCTTCAGCCTCGAGGTGGGGATCAAGCGTGGTATGGTAAAGGTTAGCAAGCAGCAGCGGAGTTGAGTTATGCCAACAAAAGGAAATCCATACCAGCAGGGATCATTTTGGTCAGAGAGAACTCACCCCATTGTGGCGGGTGGGCATAGGCTTCTTAGGCCTACTGGAGGCGGGGTATTCGAGCCAGCTAACGAGATGGCCGATGAGGCCCGCGGAACTGTCCAAGAGGCCGAGCGGGGCACGGGCATGGCTCAGCAGCAGCTCAAGCAGGGGCTCGGCTCGGCGGCAATGCAGCAAGCGGCTTTGGCAAGAGGAGGAGGCCCCATGGCGCAGCGCGCGGCGATGATGGCCGGGGCGCAGCAAGCTAGCCAAGGGGTTGGCCAAGGAGCCATGCTTCAGCAGCAAGAATTGGCGGCGGCGAGAGCCGGTTTGCAGGGAGCGCTTCAGCATCAGGCCGGCGTGGGAATGGGCATGGAGCAGCTACGCAGCCAGGTTGAGCAGGCACAGATGATGGGCAACATACAGCAGCAGAGGGTGAACCTAGAAGAGACGGCGGCAGATAGAGAGTTTGGCATGGGTCTCGTGTCAAGCGGGATAGCGGTGGCTGGGGGCTTGGCTATGATGAGCGATCCCCAGCTGAAAGGCGCATACTCGCCGCCCGGCGCCAAGCTCGGCGTGGGCGGCGGGAGCCCTGTCTCGAATCCTGTTACTAACATGGAAGCCGACGCGGCTCTAGGCTACGCGCCTGATCCTATCGAGTACGAAGCCGACGCGGCTCTAGGCTACGCGCCTGATCCTATCGAGTACGAAGCCGACGCGGCTCTAGGCTACGCGCCTGATCCTATCGAGTACGAAGAGCCCCCTGATTACGGGCGCAAGAGTTACGGGTCGCGCCTATTTGAGAGCGACTTGCCCATTGACGAGGGAACTCGAGCTTCCCATGCGCGCCAGCTAAAGCAGCGACGCAACGAACCTATCAGTGGCTTTCATCCGGGCGAGCCAAGGGCGATAGAGCAGGGGTACGAGGACCGCTACGATGCGTGGATGGATTACGAGTCGCCTAGCGAAGCGGCGGCAGCGGCGCGAACTGCGCGACCGCAGCCCGAGGGGCCGTGGCGCTTTTTTGGCGGCAAGGTACCTCAAAGAGGGCGCCCGGTGCCGGAGGGGTCTATGCGCGGCGATTGGTCATTTAGACCAGACGAGGCAGAGATGCAGCGGTATATTGACTCTCTCAATAGCAAGTGGGCGGCGCAGGGCGTGATCCCCAAGTCTGAAAGCTCCAAACGTGGCGATCTGCAACGCGGGCCAAGAGGAGCCTCTGTCCGCAAAGGGATTGAGCGACAGCCAAGGGAGGAGCGACAGCCAAGGGAGGAGCCTCCGAGATTGACGCCAAGTGGCGCTTCCGTGAGTGAGGCCAAGCGTGGCGCAGCTAAAATGCTGGAAAGCACGGGCAGGGCTCTTCAGCAGGGCGCAGCGGCAGGACCGAAAGGCAGCGACAGCGGCGAGAATCCATACGATGTGAGCGAGGGGATCACCAAGGGATTCGCTCAGATGGCGACGAGCGATCCTAAGCTGAAGCGTGGCTTGAAAACCGACCGCACATTGGAAGACCTAGACGCTTACCACTATGAGTACAAGCCAGAATACCAGCGCAAACTAGGTCTGCCAGGAGGGCACAGAGTCGGCGTGATGGCAGACGAGCTTGAGGACACTCCACTTGGCGAGGCGGCCGTCAGAGACACCGAAGAGGGCAAGGTCATCGACAGAGACAACTATCTCTTCGGTGTAGTTACCCCTGGTCTCCAACGACTTCATGAGCGCCTCGAGGCGCTTGAGAAGAAGAAGGGGAAGAAGTAATGAAGCGAGCGGGCAAGGTATGGCAGACCGAAGACGGCCAGTGGTATGTTGACAATAGGGAGACTGTCACGGACGCCTCGCCACACGGGGTGCCGGGGATCTGGGTTGACCGCCCTCCTGATGCGGTGGTTGCTGTTGAGACGTCGCCAAGTGGAGAAGCCATGGCAGGCGGAGAGGTTGTCAGCACCCCAATGGGAAGCGAATCGGTAGGATCCGCGACCGTACCAGAGGGGCAGATCATGACGCAGCTGCCAGGTCCAGCGAAGACCTTGGTTGCTGAGGGGCAACAAAGCCCCTGGAATATTTCTGGCGAAGCGGTGCCTGGCGTTGATGAGCGACACGATCTAGCGGCCTCAGAAATAGCTGGGAGGCCCATTCTGAAGACAGCTGCGCCGACGCACGCGCCGGTCCCGACGCACGCGCCGGTTCCGAAAAGCGCCGATGAAATCCGCAGCCATGCGGACTTGCTAGCTTGGCAACAGACAGCGGGCGGCTCCGCTCCACGGAACCTTTCTGCCCCCCCTAGGCAACCCGCGATACGCCAAGGCATCACGACGCTCGCGCCAAGGAAAAATTTGGCCCAAGTTATTGGAAGGGCAACAGGGCAGCGCGTGTCGCGCATGGGTGGAGTATGGAAGAATCTGCCTGAAGAGCTTAGGCCAGAGAGACTTTCCGGCGGGATGGTGGTCTATCCATTTGAGCGCGATGAGTATGAAGCGAGAGTCAGACAAGCCGTGGAGAGGTATGGCCCGAAGTTGGCCAACAAACTCGCCACGCAAGTCATGGCTGGCTACGACAAGTGGAAGCGCACCCCGTGGGGCGCGATGGTGGACTACTCCAGGCTCCAGCGCGAAGAGAAGCACATGGGCATGGAGGCCAAGGCTGACGCTGACCTCATCGTGGAGGACGAGGCGCGGAAACAGGCTCAGCTGTACGCGGCTCTGTCAAAATCTCAAGCGGAAGCTCAGGAGAGCTATGAGGCCGAGCGGGCCGCATACACGGAGGGTCTTAACGCCACCATAGCAAAGCAGAATGCTGCAATCGACGCGCTAGCCGCTAGCAAGATAGACCCAGGCCGGTGGTGGAACTCTCAAAGCGACGCGCGAAAAGTACTGAGCGCCATTGGCGTGGCTTTGGGCACGGCGGCGAGCGCCTTGGGGGGAATATATGGAAAAGGCGCCCCCAACGTTGCCTACGACATCATGAGAAAATCCATCGACAACGACATCCGCGCGCAGATTGCCGACTTGCGCGGCAAGGGCGCCGCCATTGGTGCAAGACAGAGTCTAGTAGGCACCATGATGTCGCAGGTGCGCGATTTGTCCCAAGCTAGCAATCTGGCCAGGATGGCCCTTCTTGATCAAACCAAAGCCAAGGTAATGACCTATGCGGCGGCGGCGCAAGGCGACAAGGCAAGACGCAACGCTCAACTTCTCATGGACCTCATCGACAATGATCGAGAAATCTTAGCCGCTGATTTGCGCATGAAGGCCGCCGACATTGCAACTAGGAGAGCGGGAAGGGCAAGGGCAACGGTAGCGAAGAAGAAAGACACGGTGACATCCCTGCCTTGGCTCACCAAGCATTGGAGGGATAATTATCGCCCAGCGCTTGGTGGCGTTGTCATGGGAGAGCCTGGGTTGATTAAAGGAATTTCGAAGAAGGTTGCCCGCTACAACGCGATGATGGGAGGAATAAGGCTTGTGCACAAATTCATGGACTCGCCCAATTATACATTCGGCACAGAGGACAAGGCCGCAGCAACTGCGCTCATGGGGGCACTCCAACTGGCCGAGAGGAAGCATTATTTGGGTTCCGCAATAACGACAACCGAAAAAGATTTGGACCCAGATGGGATGCTGACCGGAAACTCCACCCGTCGGATCCTTGGCGAAATAGCGAGAGGCTTAGCCGGCAACAGGCTACCCCTCGAAGAACTTGCCCGCACCAGGATGTTGGGTATCAAGGCCGAGATGGCACACCTGAAAGTCTTCCCCGGCACGACGATTGCCTCATCAGGGAAAGCCAAGACGGGGATACATGGAGGGCAAGAAGTTTTTGGGGTGAGATGGGCGCCCAGCGGCAAAGAGGTCCAATTGAATCAGGGGATGACCCTCAATGCAGAAGGGGAGATCGTGCCGAAAAGCCCGCGCCGGGGTTACCTCCCTCAAGCTGTCACTGGGGAGTCGCTGGTGCCGCAAAGTAGCTCCATCAAACGCGCCGCATCAAAGTAGGAGGCCCCCTCGTGGCGGAACCAGTACACAAGCTTAAAGATGAAAGGGGCATTGTTTTCGATGTTCCTGAGTCCGAGTTGCACCATGCCCAGTCGGCTATGGGGCTGACTCCAGCAACGGAAGAAGACATTTCCCGCCATCAGCGCTCGGAGAAATTCTCTGGCGTAGGCGAGAAGCTTAAAGCCCTCGCGGTTGCTGGCGCGCGTGTGCCGACTCTTGGCCTCAGCGACTATCTGATCGATCCCAAGTATCTGCGCGACCTAGAAGAGGAACTCCCGCTGCTGACCGGAGCCACAGAGGTTGTCGGCACCATAGGCGCGGCGGTCGGCTCTGGTGGCACCAGCTTGCTTGCTAGGGGTCTCGCTGGTGGCACTGGTCTGGCTTTTCGCACCGCTGGTGGCCTGGGCAAGGCACTAACCAAGAAGCTCGGCGGGAAGCGATTGGCGCAGCTTGCCGGCGCAGGTCTCCGCGAGGGCATCGAGGGCGCCGCCTTTGGCGCAATGCAGGGCGTCAAGCAGTCGGCCATGGAAGAGGCCGACTTCGAGAGGGCTGGCGCCAACGTCATCTCGAGTGCTTGGCATGGGGCAAAGGTCGGTGCCGCCTTCGGTGCGGGCATTGGTGCCGCTGGCCTGGCAACACGCGCCGTTGGTAGAGGCATCGGGCAAGGGGTTAGCAAAGCGTCGGCGAAAGCTTTTGCCGAACTTGAAAATTGGGCGCCAGGTCCAGCCGGCGCGTTTGGCAATATCGTAGAGCGCGCCACAAGGTCTTTCGAGAGAACCACCGGCCGAAGTGGTGACCCCATTCGCCGCATCATGCGCAGCGATGAGCTGATCCAAGGGGCGCTCAACCGAGCCGAGCCCTGGAGCCTCGAGCTTGGCGACCTCCTTCGCCGCAACATGGATGAGAGCATCGAGACAGCCGATGCTCTTTCGGCTCTGAGCCGGGCAGAGGGCAAAGAGCCCATCATCCACTCCCTGTTAAAGAACTTTGATGATGACATAGCGCGGGTTGACAAAGAACTTGCTGACCTCATGGGACAAACCCCGTGGCCCCAGGGATGGCAGGCGCGGCGTGCCAAGTTGAAGGCTGAGCTGGAAGAGCTTGCGGAAGTGCGCGGTCAGCTGATTACGCAGTCCGACGCACTTCTCGATGGAGCCGAAAACCAGCTTTTGCCATTCGGAACGTGGGGAACAAACAAAACTGGCGGTCGCGTATTCAAGCCTAATGAATACGCACTGTCGGCTTTTAAGGCTCCTTTCTGGAAGTTGATCTCCAGCAATATCACCTACGCGACGTCTGGCGCTCGGCGCATAGCGCTAGCTGAGAAATACGGCCTTACTTCATCTCGCGCCATAGCTCTCGATTCTTTGAAGAAAGGATCCATGGCCGGAAAAGTCTCCAAGGAGATCCAGTATTCCATGGAGGCGCACGGCAACAAGGGCAAAGTGGCCAGGGCGCTCAACGACGAATATCTACAGCCGATTAGGAGATTTCTCGAAGACGATGCGTGGGGAGACTTCGCCAAGTGGCAGCAGATGAGCAATGCCAGCTGGGTTGTCTTGTCTGGCGTGAAAGACCACATTGGGAAGCTGACCTATAGGCTTGGCAAAAAGGAAGCAACAGACTTCTGGTCTGACATTGTGCACGCCGATCCGCGCGCTGTAGACGCTCTCGTCAAGATGATTGGCGCCCCTGGCGGCGATGTCAGCGCAGATATCTTGAAAGAGCTGGCGCGTCACTGGAGAGAAAAAGCCAACGCTGCGCTTTTCCTAAAGACAAAGCCCGCGGTTGGCAAGCTTGTTAGCTCAGAGACATTTGAGCAGGCCAAGAAGCTCCGTGATGCGTCTGAGAAAATTCTCAAGGCGCTAAACAATCAGAGCGAAGACTCTCTGTTTTCTAAAATCTATGCCGTTCGTAAGTTTGAAGAGTTTTCAAAGAATGACCAACGCTTTCTTGGCGGCCTCCCTGGCCAAGCTGCCATCGGAATCGGCATTGCTACGGGGAGCCCGCTTGCCTACGGATTGCTGCGCACCGGGCAGGCCATTGGCGATCTTGCGGTCTCGCCCGGTAGGACCGTCAAGGCTCTTGGCGGCGCCTATCTAGCAGCGAAGAAGCTCAAGGCCACTGATTCAAAATTCATCAAGAAGATTTTCTCAGGAGCCAAGAAGGCCCCCGGCGTCGGCGCCAAGAAAGCTCGCCGAGTGGGGCCGGCCTTGGCCACGGGCGCCAATTTTAGCCTTGTCAATATGACCGCAGACCAGGATCTCTACGAGCGAGAGGTCTCTAGTCTGCGCGGCGTGCTGGGCGACATTGACAGACATGACGAGGCTGCTCAAGACATAATGGCAGCCAGCGGGATCGCGGCTGCCGATCTGCAAGCCATCGTCTTAACAAAGCGAACCCTCATTCGAGAGTATCTGCTTATGATTAGCCCTACCCCGGAAGCTAACCCCACTGTGATGGGCCGCAAGCGCCCAGTCAGCAAGATGGAGGCGCAGAGGTTTGCCAAGGTTAAGCGTATCCTAGAGAATCCAAAAGATGCCTCAAAGTTGCTTTCTGAGGGGAAGATGACGTCTGACCAAGCGAAGGCATTGCGCACGGTATGGCCGGCAATATATGCGGATTTGCAAGACCTTGCCATGGAGGAAATGGCGAAGCTCGGGGAAGAGGGGAAGACCATCCCCTATCAGAAGAGAATCCAGATCGGCATCTTGCTGCAACTGCCCACTGATCCGACGCTGGATTACAAGTTGATTCGCGGTATACAAATCGGCTATTCACAGAAGAAAGCCCAGCCGCAGCCCCCGCAGCAGCGTAGGGCCCCAAAACTTAATCGGGCCGTAATGAGTGAGAGCGAAAGAACTGAAGAGGGTACCAAATGAGCAAGAATGCAGGTAGTGCAATTTTTTCTGGCGTAGAGTGGCTGAGCACAACAGCCGCTACTGCCTACGACTTGGTGACATCTCGCCCGGCTTATGACCCGGCAGCCGGGAACAGCGCAAAAAAGCTGCCGCGGCAGATTGTCTGCCTCACGGCTGGGGATGCGGTTGTGTCCGATGTCAATGGGAACGTGACAACCATAACGATGACAGCCGGGCAGGCGCTTGACATTCAAGTGGCGACGCTGGGGGTTGCGTCTACCGCGGTATTACTGGTTATCTGGTAGGCTGCTATGGATCTCGGACCTCAGCTCGGGATAGCGTCAGCTGTCGTCGCAGCCGTTTTTGGCGGAGTGACGATCATGCTCAGAGAGCTGAGAAAGATGCGCGCGGCCATGGTGCCCAAAAAGAAAAGCATCCCGCCCCCCGGCTCGCCAGACATCACCGCCATTGTCAGCCGGCTAGAGGAAGCAGTGACGAGCCACGACTACGCAACGCGATCCGATCTGGACAGATTTAAACAAGACGTTGATCGCAGGTTTGAAAGCCAGGGCACTGTGCTAAGAGAAATTGAAGTCTGCGTTCGCAGGCTAGAAGGAAGAATGGAACGATGACCCCCTTTAAGAAATTGCTAGCTTCACGCAAATTTTGGATCAGCGTAATCACCGCAGTGGCCACCGTTGTCACGTACTACCGCGACGCCGAGCTTGCGAAGATGCTAAGTGTCGTGGGAATGACGCTTGTGGCAGGAATAGGTCTGGAAGATTTTTCAAAGGCGAAAGCTGCCATTGAATATGAAGACAACTAGTCTCCTTATCCTCATAACCGTGGCCCTCATCTTGGCCGGCTGCTCGCCTCTTGGCGTTGTGGTTGACCAGATGAATCTGGTGACGCCAGCGGCTAACACGGCTCTCGATGTGCTCGAGGCGCAATACAAGGCAGATCTGGAGACGTCAGAGGATCCTGAAAAGGTGCGCGACTGCTACGCTTCGTCGTTCGAGGCACACAGGGCTTTTGTCGCCTCCTGGTCAGCGGCTCGCGAGACTTTGGCGTTCGCCGCCAGCTTGGAGAATGCTGGGGCTGTGGCGGACGTAGAAATCGCCGCAGCTGTCAAAGCGATCACTGAGGCCTCAAAGGCATTCGAGGCGTTTAAGAGGCTATCTACGGCCTTGCAGGAGGGCAGCATATGTGGTTCATCGAGGCGCTTGGCCGAATCTACCGCTGGGCAGCCCGCGTGAGGCCTCCTAAAGAAGGTCCGCGGGCGGATAAAGAAAAGGAGATTTACCAGGATGAGCTACGTCGGCGCCGTGAAAAACGGAAAAGCGGAGTTTTGTTGGACCGATCTGAGGATAGTGAGCGGTGAGCTGGATGCCACCTTCCGAGTTTTGTGTGATGCGCTGAAGATTGGCGGCGTGAGGGTCAACGTCAGCGCTCGAGATGCCCAGCTCATTGCTGACGAGCTAGGCGCCCACCTTCCCACGGCCAAGCTCTTGGATGCCCGGTTCCGAGCAGCTGACATCGCAACAGAGCCCCAGCCAAAATACTACGATGGCGGGGTTGGCATGGACACGCTCATCGCGTCAGTCGAGCACAATGAGCGAGTCAGCTCAGCAGTCGGGAACCCCAGAGCCGGGATTGTCAGCAACGTCGGAAAGCATTGGATTATCGACCGCCGAGCGACTGAAAGCCGGGCTGTGCTCTACGGCTGGCACGTAGACACCGATGGCGTCGACTGGAAAGGCATAAAGTTGCACCACGCGGTCACCCCCGGATTGCGCGTCATCCAGCCTGTTTCCACGGCCCATGATTACCACCATGTCGACTACTCCATGACGCTGCTTCTGCTGCACGGCGAGTGCATCGTGAACGGCAAGACCATGGCGACCGAGGAGGTGCTTACCACTCCTGAACTGAGCCAGCTTCTTCTTCACGACGGGCTGGCCCTCTCCACCGGCAGGCTGCCAATTGACCCCCCAGCGCCAGCTGAGCCCGATGTTGTCGACCCCCATTTTGAGCCCCCAACAATCCGCAAAGGAAGCAATGGAGACTGGGTGGCGAGATGGCAGCACATCCTCATCACAGACGGCTACGACTTGGCGCCGTTTGGCGCAGATGCGAACTTTGGCTCGCTGACGGACAAGCACACGAAAGAATGGCAGCGAGCCTACGGGCTCGAGGCTGATGGCGTCGTTGGCAAAAACACGTGGGCCAAGGCGGCAGACGAAGGCCGTGAGCCAAAAAGCCAGACTCAGGCGAAGCTGTTTGGTGGCTTGCCGAAACACCCGCCCTTTGGCCCGCTAATCTCATCCGGACGCGACGCGCTCTTTGGCAAGCTCGAGTATGTTTCAGCTCCGACGACGAAAAATCCGGAGGCCATCAGGATTACCAACGGGTGGGACAGCAACGTGACTATCGTCGAAATACCCCAGCTCAAAGGCGTCGAGGGGGCGCCGTCTCATTGCCGCATCCCGTGGCACAAGAAAGGTGTGAGCCAGATGACTGCGCTTTGGCAAGCATGGGAGGATGAGAAGCTGCTTGACCGCGTCATCTCGTGGGCCGGCAGCTGGAACCCGCGCTTCATTCGTGGCAGTAGGCGCACATTGTCGAACCATGCATACGCAACGGCCTTCGACATCAACTCCTGGGCAAATGCGCTTGGAGCTGAACCGAAGGCCGTTGGTGATAGGGGGAGCGTCGTTGAACTCGTCAGCATTGCCAACGAACTCGGTTTTTACTGGGGGGGACATTACCACAGTCGCCCCGATGGCATGCACTTCGAACTTGCGAAAATTCTCGAGGAGACTTAAGCTTTAGACATCAGCGTGCTGCTGATGTCCTTCCCTCTCGACTGTGCTGGTCGAGGGGGTTTTTTTTGGCAGTCTGCGCACGCGGCGCCGCAGCCAATGAAGCACCAACCTGGCGGCAGACCGGGGCCTTTTCCTGACTTCTTCTTTTTGGCCGTCCACCTCGACGACCCGCTTTTGTCACACCTGATGCACCTGAAGTGCCAATCAGAACGGGATGTCATCGCCACCGAAGCTGTCACCCTCCGCGCTGTCAAGCGCTGCAATCTGGCCCCTGAGTCGCTCGGCAAAAGCGGCTTTGCGCGCCGCGTCCATCACGTCTCCAACGACTCCCTTGCTTGGCGCGTTGACCCACTTGACCTTCGCCCGCGTCTCGCCTTCCCACGTCTCCATCTCAACCACCAGCTCGACCTCATTCTTCGTGCAGTCGCTCAAGTCGGTGATGTCGTCGCCGCTCCACCCCATGGCCCGCAGCGCCCGCAGCGCTACGTTAGAGCCCTTGGTGCTCGAGAAGGTGCCAAACCAGGGCAGGTTCGTCTCCTCGCTGGGAATGTGGAACGTGACCACCACCATCTCATTACCGTTCTTGCTCACCCGCAGGTCAGCCTCGATGGCCTTTGCTCTGTATCGTCCTGCGCTGTTGATCATTTCTTTGCTCCTGCTTTTGCCCGTGCCCAGTTAAGAACCAGCCGGACCTTGTCCTGGTTACCATTTGCTTCTTTCATCTTCGCCACAGCAATCTTGCGATGCTGTGGGCTCATCCTGCCGGAAAGCTCCTCAAGATCACCGGCCATGTCCTTGGCGCTGCGCTTCTTCTGGCTAAGCTCAGCCCAAAGCAGCGGCAGCTTCGCCGGCAAGTCGTCGCGGTTCTTCGCGTCGAAGGCCGCAGAATGCGTCGTGTGCATGACCCTGGCGCCAGTCGCGTGCGCCACTGACCTCTCATTCTCAGTCTTGCCCACCACCGTCTCGTGTCGGCAGAACAACACCGTGTCGCTCCACTCCTTCAGCAGCGCGGCGAGAGCCTTGTGCAGCTTCAGGTGATGCCGGTCATACTCTGGGCCTTCCGGGTCGCGGAACGTGCCGATGGTGGAGTGTCCCACCAAGACGATGTTCATGTCATCTCTGTGCAGCTCGTTCAGCATCGAGGTCACCTCTCGCCACTCCTTCAGGGCCAAATTGTACCCCTTGCCAAAGCCGAAGGATTCCAAGTTTGGCTTTCCGTACTTGTTGCAGACGTGGTCCCAGCACAGATGTTCGAGCGCGCCTATCTCATCGAGCACAACCGTCTCAAACCCCTGAGCGTTGCCGCGCAGGCTCTCCACCGCCTCGATGACCTCGTCCCACGTTGTCACGTTGACCCTCGCCACGTCGAGCCTCGAGGAGCCTCCTGACGGGTCGATGAAGATTGGATTCGGGGCGCCAGACGCAAATGTTGACTTGCCAACGCCCTCCGGGCCGTAAGCTACGACCTTGCTAGCTGTCTCTACTTTTCCTCTGATGATGTCCATGTCAATTCAACCTCCGCATGCTCTCAAAATATTTGCAAAAATTACACAGATAAGAAAAAGCACCCACGCGCAACCGCCGGGCTCCTCCTCTTTCTTGTCGGCCACTAATACCTCGGCTTGCCGTCGCGAAATAGCGCGTTGTCTCCGATGCCAGCGTCGCCAGTGCAAACCTCGAAATATTGGCACGGCCTGCTCCACTTGAAGCAGGAGCCTGGATTTTTTGGAAACATCTGATGCTTCTTGCTTGCGCTGATCGCTTTGGCAACATTCCACAAGTCAAATTGTGCGTCTGACGTGTCACGCACCTCGACGGACTGCCGCTGAAAATAGCGGTCAGGGTCTTCCGCAATGGCCTGCATCAGGCGTGCCTTGTACTGGGTGACACTCTCGTCTTCGGTGCGCTGATTCGCGTAGAGCGTGCCGTCTTTTTTGAATTTGCGCTTCTCCAGCGGCGTCGCCATTCGCGGCTTCAGGTCAGGCTTCCGCACCGCGTCGTAGATGATGCCGTCCACGTCGTGGCCCATGTCGCGCAATGCCGCGACGTAGAGGCGTCCCTGCGGTTGCATGACCTGGTTCCTCCACCACTCCGAGCCAGGGTCGATCGGTGAACTCGTCGTCTTCAGTTCAAACAGTTTTTGTTTTGTGGCTTTCATTTATTCCACAACTCCGTCGCAACGTCCGACAAAGACCCACGTTCTCGATTTCTTGCCAGTGGCCGGGTTGACGACTGGCGCGTCAAGGCGCTTTTCGACTGCGATGAATTTGAGGACGTCGTCGGCGTAACGCGCCTCGTAGCAGGCGAGCATGGCCTCAACTTTCGCCCGCTCGTATGCGTCATCGAGCCCGTGCTCATAGCAAGCTCTTGCGACTGCATCTTGCCATGGTTGGCCCGTGTGCATCGCCTCCACGCCCGCATGAAAGACTGAGCCAAACGTCAGCGGCAGAGCCGTATGTCGCGGCACACGGCGCTTAATGTGTTCGTATTCGTATTTTCTCGCGCACTGCTGGAAGCACGCTCGAGCAGAGTTTGAGATGAGGCCAAGCGTGCGCTTGCCGTTTAAATGCGAGTAGTGGTGGGTGCTGCTTTCGTCCATGTTTTTATCCCTCCTGGGGAAATCGAAAAAAAAACTACATCTGAAATCTAATTATGAGGGGGCCTATTGTCAAGCGCCTGGCAGCCAACAAAACCGGCCGGCGCCAAATAGCCGCGCTTCCGCACCAGGCCCACCAGTTTTCTCCCCGGCTTCCAGCCGAGTCGGCTCATGCATTCGCTCACGCGCTTCTGATGTCTGCGCTCAATTTTTGCAGTCTCAAGTCCGAGCGTGGTCAAAATCTCGTCCGATGTGATGAACGTCTGCCCGCGTCGCAGAAGCAGCGCGCTTATTTTCTCTTCCCACACGTCGCCCATCACGCGGCGCTCTTGCGCGTCGCGCAGCTCTTGGCCGAGTTCTTCGGTTGGGTGCCAAGCTTCGCCACGCTGAAAGCGCACCACGGCTTCTGCCCAGAGTTGATCGCGATCGCGCCTCAGCGCCCCGTCGTCGAGCTTCCTGACTCGAGCTGGCCAGTAGCGCCGGTTGCCGGTTGGATCTGACAAATACGTCATCTCGTTTGTTGTGCCGATCAGCGAGCATTGACGCGGTCGCCGCTGAAATGTGCGCGCGTAAGGCCGGCGGTAAACGTCGACTGTTTGCGTCAGAAAGTCTTTGATGCGCGAGCTGCCTGCGTCCTTGAACGAGTCGAGTTCACCGGCCTCGACGATCCAACTGCCTTGAATGTGCATGCTTGCAGCTTGAGAATTTCGCAGATCAGGCAAGCTGCCAAGGTGCCACTCGCCGCCGAGTATTCGCGCGGCGGTGCTTTTCCCTAGCCCCTGCGGCCCTTCCAGCACAAGCATGTGATCCACTTGCGAGCCTGGCTTGATGATTCGAGCGACCGCCCCGATCATCCACCAAGTCCCGATTCGGGAGTATAGCTCGCAGTTGTCAGAAGCAAAATATTTGTGCAGCCATGTCGGAAGACGGTCGACGCCATCCCACCGCAACGATCCCAGGTACTGCCGCACGGGGTGAATTTTGTTTTTGTGAGCTGCGACAACAATCCCCTGGAGCGTCGCGGTCTCATTGAAGCTGGCGCCCGTCCGTTTGCTGATCCAGTGCTGGATGTGAGTGATTGCCGGATCAGAGAGAGCGTCACCCGCCCGGATCTCAAATACCCCCGTTGGCGGAGCTTTCGCGAATCGAATCAAATCTTCAAATTCGTTGTATTGCAAGACTCCCTTCCAGATCGGCAGGTTGCTGAGAAGCAACGCGCAATTGCCAGCTTCCCGAGTCACAGCGCCGTCCTTGCTCGTTTTCAGCATCGAGCGCCAGTCGTTGCCCTCAGGCGCGTAGCGCCCGGCGCTCTTTGCAATGCCTTTGACTTCCGCCTCGTCAAGCGCCGGGTTGCACTTTTCTTTGTTTTCAATGAGTAGCGCTCGCAGCATTGCTTCTTCCGAAAAACCCTTCCTGCGCATTGCGCCCGCCATCGAAATCAGGTGGGTGTTGCGTCCGCCTTCGATGACCGCGTCCGGCGTTGGCCCGGCTTTGCGCTTCGTGCTCTTGTCGCGAATCAGGTCAACGATCCACTTTGGCGCTGGCGCCATCTCGTACGGCTGGCCCTCGTCAACCAAATATTTTTTCCCGGATCGATGCATGGAGCCTGGGCCCACCACGTAGCCGCCATCTCCACGCACATCTATACCTTTGCCGAGGCTGTCAACTGAGCAAGACACCGCGCAGTCGACTAGCAAATAATAATGGACGCCACCGCCGCCAGTGTTGACTGTCAGCGTTCCCGGAAGTGGCTCGTTCTTTTCTTCCAAATCAAACATCGACTCGTGACCATCTCGGCCTTCATCGATGTCGATGACAACCACGCCGCTCCCGGTCGTCACGCCGAGATTGCCGTCTCTAGCAAACCACCTTTTGATCGGCTCGGGGCTCACCGTCTTGTCCTGTTTCCACGATCGCACTCGAGGGTGCTTGGCGACCGACGCGCACTCCATGTTTCCGCACGAGCACACGCCCCCGGCAAGCGCGGTGTAAAGCGGGATCACCGGAAGCCCTGCGCGAGCAAAGGCGACCGCGTAATCTCTAGCTGTTTTGCACGTCCCCAGATCCACGCACGGCTGAATCAACTTCTCTGTTTGCATCATCCACATTTCCCACAACTGCCGCATGTCCGCCAAATTTGCGAACCAGCGCCAAAAAAAGTTTCTGCTCTTTTGTCAAGCGCGCCTTGCCGGTCTTGACCTCGAGCGCGATGAAACGCCCGCTCGGTTTGATGACGCCAATCAAGTCGCTGCCGCCCTTGCCGACTCCGTAGCGTACAGTTTGGGCCCCGTAGCGCGCAACCCCGCTCTCGTTGTTCCACATCACCACATCGTTGCGGCGGCCCAGTGCGAGCCTTATCCGGTTCTTCGTGTTTTTGTGTTCGCGTGCGGAGGCCACACGCCGAATGTACGCTTGAATGCCCACGCTGCCCAGCCCGTCGGCTTTTGGTAGCCTCTTTTGTGCGCCAAGGTCAACAGTCTTTGGTGCTCAGCTTTGCGCTCTTCCGGAGAGACGTCCGTGATGCCAGGCGCTTGGCCGAAAAGCTTGGTGTACTCCTTCACGACCCAGCCGATGGACCATCCGCGGCTTTGCGCGAAGCGTCGGAGTCTCCTGTACTCGCGCTTCTTTGCGTCGTCCGGGGTCTGGTCGCCGGCCCACGCTTCGACGAGTTCGAGGCTCCATATTTTTGGCTTCTGGCGCTGCTGAACTTCAAATCGCCAACCGCAATCGCAGATCATGACCGCCGGATGCATGGCCGCGCCGCATTGCGGGCAATCCTTGACAGCAACCGACTTCTCACCAGGATTGCGGATCCCGGCACCAAGCGAATATTCGCGGCGCATAATCGGCAACCCGTGCAGATGGCTCACCCCCGGCAAGTCGAGTAACACCGCATAGTCTTTGCCTGGATGAGGTCGCAAAACACGCCCCACCATCTGCAAATAAGTTGAGCGATGGCCGCAACCCCTCGCCATGATGCAGACTGATGCCGCGGGGACGTCGACTCCCTCTGTTAACACGAAGACATTGACGAGCAGCCTCGTCGTGCCTGACTTGAATCTGTCAAGCCTTTTCTTGCGCTCCTCGGTCCCCGTTTCGCCTGCAATGACCTCAGCTGTCACACCCCTCGCTGTGAATTTTGCTGCAAGCGCTTTGGCCTCTTGGACATACCGCACGTAGACGAAGCCCTGCCGCCCCGGCGCGTGCTCCAGATACGCCTCAACCGGATCGCGGGCGAGATCAGAGCCGATGAATTGGTCCGGCCTGACTGTTTTGCAGTCTGCAAGGCGCCCATCCGCCACAAGCTCCGGGTAGTGTGCTGCGACCACCATCGCGTGCCAGATGTTGCCGCCCATCGGGCGCCCATCGGCCCGCTCGGGCGTCGCTGTGAGCCCCATCATCCTAGCGCGCGGGTATGCTTCGAAGATGGATGCCCAAGAGTCGGCAACGTAGTGGTGCGCTTCGTCAATGATCACCAGATCAGCCGGCGGAAATGTTCCACGTGAAACAAGCGTTTGAATCGTTTCGACGGTCAGCCCGCTGTCGTATGCCAACACCTGCGCTCGCAACTCTTCGCGATGGACGGCGAAGAGAATGCGGCTGATCCCGGCCTCGCGTGCGCGCCGCACATACTCCATTGCCATGACCGTTTTGCCCGACCCTGTCGGGGACACGAGCAGCACACGCCACACGCCATCGGCTTTCGACTCGAGGCAAACCCGATCAACTGCCTTCTTCTGTCCATCTCTCAGTCGGAATGTTGCTGATTCTCTCATTCGCCCGCCTTCGTGCTGTGGGCCTCAGCTCGCGAATGACTTCATTGAGCCCCTCGACTTGCTGCGACCAGTCCTTTTCTCGCTCTTCAACAAACCAATCAGCTGGCGCAATCCCAGCCAACAAGAAAATAAGCCACTGATATTTTGCGCTCGGCTGCTTCACTCCCCGCACCCACGTGTTGAACGTTGGTTGATGCGTCCGCAGCGCCGTCGCGACGGCGCGCTGAGAGATGTTGTGCTCCTTCAGAAATTCGACAAGCTGCAATCGTGCTGGTATTGTCATGTCGTATAGCCTAAAGCCTATCTGGCGAGAGTCAACTGAAATTCTCATGAACGAACTCATCCTCGTCGCAATGCTCTCTCTTGTTCCCGCCAAGGCGCAGGAGCGCCACGGCGAAACTGCGGAGGGTGCCAAAGCTCGCTACGGTGTGATTGCCAAAGCGATTGCTAGCGTGAGCGCTAACGATCGCCAGCTTGCCACCTTTCTGATTGCTGTCGCCAAGCACGAGTCTTCCTTTACTCGAGCAGTTCACTCCGGGAAAAAAAAGGGCGATGCTGGGCGCAGTCACTCTCTTTGGCAACTCATGTGCGGCCGGTATCCGATTTCAAAATGTCCACGAACTGGGCTCATGGTCAAAGACATTGTGGGGGTTAAGTTGGCGCCGACAACCAGAGCTGCTGGTGCTGCCGGTGGGCATTTAAGGCGCGCAATAAAAAGCTGCCGCGGTCGCGCTGAGTGCGTGTTTAAATATTATGGCGGCGTGAGCAAGACCACGAACTTGAAGGTTCAAGGACGCATCGACGCTCGGGTGAAAACCTACCGGCGCTTGCGCGCCTTCTTAGCTTCACGCGCTACGCGGTAGGCGATGGCTACGGCCTGCGCGTGTGGCTTGCCGGATGCTACCAGCTCCCGGATGTTCTCTGATATTGCTTTTTTGCTGTCGCTTTTGATGAGTGGCACGGCTCCTAGTTTATAACAAGTCTCTGCGGCTCGCTAGACTTTGGGTCCGTCGCAGAGGAATGGGGTGGCTTGGCGTGGTTCGATGTGGTTAGTCGCAGTGGCTAGGCCGGGACTGGTGTGGAGGGGCTGGTCGCAGTGGGATGGTCCGGCGAGGTCAGGAACGTCGCAGTGGCTGGGCGGGAGTTGGCAGGGTAAGTCGCAGTGGTCAGGGGAGGCGAAGGAGCGTTCTGGCCTGTCGCAGTGGTGTGGCTTGGCGTGTCGCGGGGCGGAAGGGTATGGCTTGGCGCGTCGCAGTGGCGGGGACAGGTGCGGCATGGGCCGGCTCGTCACATAGACTCGAACCCGGTGACGTCGAACTTACCGAAGCCTTGGGAGCGCTGTGCTCCGAGTCCGTTCTCTTGAGCGAACTTGAGC